GGCTGCTGGGGGGTGACTGGTTTGCCGACAGTGGGCTGATCCTGGGCGACAAGGATGCGTACCAGAACCTGCAGGGCGTGTGGGTGTACGAGATCGGCGAGCTGGACGCCTTCTCGAAGAGCGAGGTGACGAAGGTCAAGCAGTTCGTCAGCAGCCCGAAGGACCGCTTCCGTGCGAGCTTTGACCGGCGTGCGAAGGACTACCCGCGGCAGCTGGTGTTCATCGGCACGACAAACGAGGACCATTACCTGACGGACTCCACGGGCAATCGCCGCTTCTGGCCGGTGCGTGTGGATAAGTTGGTTGACTTGCAGTGGGTGCGCGAGAACCGCGACCAGCTGTTCGCCGAGGCGATGACCTACCTGGACGCCGGCGAGCGCTTCTGGCCGACGCACCGCGAGCAGGTCGATCTGTTCGACCCGCAGCAGCAGCAGCGCCAGGTGGAGGGCGCGATCGAGGCGGCGGTGCAGCGCTACCTGTACGATGAGAACCAGAAGGTGGGCATCCACGGTGAGAATGGGACGCTGGTGAACGAGATTACGCTCATCGACCTGCTGCAGCGCATCGGCATCGGCATTGAGAAGCTGGGCCCGGGGCGCTTCCACGAGAAGCAGGCGGGCGCGGCCCTGCGCAAGTTGGGCTGGGTGATGCACAAGAGCAGCCGGCCCGGCCGGCCGTATGTCTTCCGCAGACCGGGTACGGCGGGCAGTTTTGCCCCCAGCGGCAGCCATTCAACGCGCCACGACGCGGGCGCACAGCCAGAGGGCACCGACGGTGATTGCCCGTTCTGACCAGAGAGCGCGCGGCGGCGCGGAAAAGGTCGGGGCAGTCCAGGTGACGGCCATGTAGCGCTGCTGCGACCAGGCGCGCCTGGATGTCTACGTGTCTATGACCTTGCAGTGAGAGTTGAAGCAGCCGGCAATGGCTGCGGCAGCTGTCACCAGCGGAGCCGTGGGCGTCGATGTCCATGTGTCTACAACACAAGGCGGGCGGGCGCGAGGCGGGCAGGCGCGCGCGCCCACGCGGGCGAGGCGTACGGGCTCGATTCAATTCTCAATGTGAGGTGATGGACAGATGGACAAGGGTGGATCAGAGCAGCGGAAGGGTTGGGGTTGGCTGCCGGCCCACATGCCTGGCGTGTCCCGCCTTGTGCGCGAGAAGCGCCGCGTGCTGGGCGATGCGCATGTGGACGAGTGCTGGCGGCGCGGCGTGCTGAACCTTGAGCCCGGCTGGTTCTTCGCCTGCGAGGGGCCGCTGACGGTGGGCGTGCCGCTGGCCGGTGACGCCGCCGCAGCCGACTTCTTGGCCGCCAGGCTGACCCGCACGCAGGCGCTGCTGCAGATCCGCGAGCCGGAGGCGTCTCATGGCACGTGATGTGCGAATCGAAGCGCGCCTGCAGCGCTGGGCCGAGGCCTGCACGGTGGGCGATGGGTCGGGCTACCCCACGATGAGCGTGCTGCACCCGGCCTGGTCTCCGCCAGGCGGCGGCGTGGTGCCGTCGATCAAGGTGGCGAAGTCGACCGACGTGTGGCAGACGGCGTGGGCTGTGGACCATCTGTCCTACAAGCTGCACCACGCAGTCATCGTGCACTACTGCAAGCGGGGGCCGATCGAGCGACAGTGCGAGGAGCTGGGCTGTGAGCGGCCGACGCTGTACGCGCGCATCGAAGCTGCGCACGCCAGGCTGGCCGAGTTGCTGGCACAGCCGGCGGCCGGTGGTTTTTGCAACAAAGACAAGTTGGGGTAGATTCCGGCAAACTCGGCCACACGAGACCCCAGCCCCGCCCGGTGCGATCCGCGCGGGGCTTTTCTTCGCCCATGCCATCTTCAGCCCCGAAACCGTGCAGCCAATGCGGCGTGCTGGTGCGCGACGGCAGTGGCCGCTGCGAGGCGCACAAGGTGCGGGCCGGATCGTTCGCCGACCGATCGCCAGCGCGCGCGTGACGCGGAGCGCAGGCGCGTGGAGGCGCTGCAGCGCACGGGGGAGTTTTACGGAATAGAGCTTTTGAGTACATTTCAGGCACGCTGCGCGAGGGTGTGCACATGATCAAGGTGGACGTGCGGCACACCTTGAACCAGGCCTTCTTGGACATGAAGGCGCTGGCCGAGGATCTGCAGGACAAGGCGACCGTCAGGGCGCTGAACAAGACCGCTGACCAGGCCAAGGTGCAGGCCTCGCGCCAGATCCGCGACACGGGTTACAACCTCAAGGCGGGCGACATCAAGGCGGCCATGCGGGTGATGCGTGCATCGCCCGACAACCTGGTGGCCAGCGTCGTCACCTCGGGCCGCCCGATTCCGTTGATCAAGTACGGCGCCAGGCAGGTCAAGGCCGGCGTCAGCGTCAACGTGCTCAAGGGCCGCAAGGTCATCCAGCACGCGTTCATCGCCACCATGCCCAACGGGCACACCGGTGTGTATGTGCGCGAGGCGGGCGGCAAGCACGTGAAGGTGCGCAGCAGCTGGCACCAGCTGCCCATCCGCGAGTTGTTCGGTCCTTCGATCCCCGAAGCGATCGTGAACTCCGCAGTGCAAGAGGCCCTGCGCGCCTTCATCGTCGACAAGTTCCCGTCGATCCTGCAGCAGGAAACCCGCTACTGGCAGACAAGATCGACCCGCCCGTAAATCGCCGGGTCCTTCCCAGAAATCGCAAACAGCGGCCTCGATGACCGCGAAATTCGCGCAGAGTTGACGTGCACATGAGGTGCTTATCTTGAGAATCAGCAGCAGGGAAGCGCTGGCCGACCTGTTCGGAGTGACCGTCAAGACGATCGCCGAATGGCAAGAGCAGGGCATGCCGATCGCGGTGCGCGGCAAGCCGGGCGTGGCCAGCGAGTACGACAGCAAGGCCTGTATCGAGTGGCGCGTGCAGCACGAGCTGGAGAAGGTCAAGGGCGAGTCGCCGAAGGACCGGCTCGACCGGCTGCGCGGCGATCGCGAGGAGCTCGAGCTGGCGGAGAAGCGCGGCCAGCTGGTGCCCGCTGACCAGGTCGAGCCCATGTGGGACGGCATGGTCGCCGCGGCCCGGTCCTTCCTGCGCTCCGAGGTCAACCGGCTGGCGCAGCTGCTCGAACAGACCTCCGGCGTCGAGGCCAAGCGCGACCTGATCGCAGAGACCTTCGACGAGTTCCTGACCAAGCTCAGCGGGTATGACCCAGACGACACTACCGACAGACGCGCAGATCCTGCGCAAGCTGTTGCGGCGTTGCCTGGCCCGGCTGGCGCCGCCGCCGCGGATCTCGGTCGCGCAGTGGGCTGAGCGGTACCGGCACCTGGCGCAGAACACGGCGCTGCCCGGCCGCTTCTCGCTGCAGATCACGCCCTTCCTGCGGGGCATCCTGGAGGCGATCAACGACCGCCGCGTGCGCAAGGTGGTGTGCCAGAAGTCCGCGCAGGTGGGGTGGACCGACGGCGTGATGAACAACTACGTCGGGTACGTGATCCACACCGACCCGTCGTCGATGGCTATCATGTTTCCGCGCGAGGCCACCTACAAGAAGTACACCGAGCTGAAGCTCGAGCCGATGATCGAGGCCACGCCCGCGCTGCGGCCGCTGGTCAATCTGAAGTCGCGCTCGGCCGACAACAAGCAGGACCTGAAGCAGTTCCCGGGCGGGTTCCTGATGCTGTTCGGATCGAACAGCACCGACGGGGTCAAGTCCACGCCCATCAAGCGCGTGTGCGTGGAAGAGCCGGACGACTGCAACCTGAACATCAAGGGGCAGGGCGACTCGATCAAGCTGGCGGAGGAGCGGGTCAAGAGCTTCCACGACAGCAAGATCCTGATCGGTGGCACGCCGACCGTTGCCGGCGTCAGCGCCATCGTGCAGGAAATGCAGACGTCTGACCAGCGGGCCTACTGGGTGCCGTGTCACGACTGCGGCGAGGCCCACGTCCTGAACTGGGACAACGTCAAGTGGCAAGACGGGCCCACCGCCTCGCACGCGGTGTTCGGCAAGGCGCTGCCCGAGACCGCGGCCTACGTCTGCCCGCACTGCGGCAGCGTGTGGAACGACGCGCAGAAGAACCGAAACGTGCGCCAGGCTGAGGCCCTGGGCTTTGGATGGAAGGCCGCCGCTGACTTCCACGGCGTGGCCGGCTTCTATCTGAACGAGCTGTACTCCAGCTTCCCGGACAGCAGCCTCACCCGCCTGGTCGAGAAGTACCTGACGGCCGAGCACGAGGCCGCCACCGGCGAGCTGGGCGCCAAGATCGCGTTCTGGAACTCGACGCTCGGCCTGCCGTGGGTGTACCAGAGCGACATGCCCAAGGCCGACGCGCTGGCGACACGCGCTGAGGACTACCCCGAGTTCACGGTGCCCTGGGGTGGGCTGATGCTGACGGCCGGCGTCGACGTCCAGCACGATCGCCTGGCGGTGATCATCCGGGCCTGGGGCCGCGGCGAGGAAAGCTGGCTCGTGTACTGGGGCGAGCTCCATGGGTCCACGCTGGTGCCCAACGCCGGCGCCTGGGCCGACCTGGACGCGCTGCTGACGCGGGACTTCGAACACGCCAGCGGCGCCAAGCTGCGCATCCGGGCGGTGACGATCGACGGCTCAGACGGCAACCGCACCGAAGTCGTCCACGCCTACGTGCGGCCGCGCAGGCATCGCGGCTACATGGCGGGCAAGGGCGCGTCGGAGCAGACCGACGACCGCCGCGAGATCTTCGCGCCGCCGAAGAAAGTGGACCTGGGCCGCAGGCACAAACCGCTGAAGTTCGGCCTGGACACCTTCATTGTCGGCACGACCCGGGCCAAGGACCTGATCCTCGAGAACCGGCTGCAGCTCGAAGGCCGCGGCCCTGGCGTGCTGCACTGGTACGCCAAGGTACGGCCCGACTACTGGGAGCAGTTGGTCAGCGAAGTGAAGGCACCGAGCCGAACGAACCGCTACCGCAAGACGTGGCAGAAGCTTGCAGGCGTCCGCAATGAGGTGCTGGACTGCGAGGTGTACTGCCTGCACGCAGCCCGCAGCTGCAAGACCAACCTGATGCGAGACGTGCACTGGGCCGCCCTCGAGCAGCGCCTGGTGCAGCGCACGCTGCTGGACAACGACGAATCGCAAGAACAACCGGATCTCGAAGGGCCGTTGACGGGTACGGCCCCCGAGGTGAGCAGTGCCGGGGCTGAGATGCTGCCGCCGCCGCAAGGCGTGCCTACTCCAGCACATGCGGCGGTGCCCCGGACCCATGAACCACCGCCGCCGCCCGCAGGGCCCAAGCCCCCCGCCGCGTCCAAGCAGACGCGGCGTGGATGGCAGTCACGCAAGAGCGGCGGCGCTTTCTCGATCAACCGCTGGTAACCATCCACATCACGGGGCCACACCATGGGCATGCTCACGGACTTCACGCAGCACCTGCTCGTTGACGCCTTGCTGCGCGGCGGCGCGCTCAATGCCGCCGGCACGGTCAACAGCACCGCCACCGTCAAGGGCGTGTGGGCCGCGACCACCGCCTACGCGCTGGGCGACGTTGTCGTGCCGCACGCCAACATGACCGGCGCCGGCGGCAAGTTCCTGCGCTGCACCACCGCGGGCACCAGCGGCGCACGGGTGGGCGGGATGGTTACCACCTGGTCGTGAACGCGCCAACTCGAAGGATCGGCTGATGTTCCAGAAACTCATCCAGGGCGACTCGCTCAACTTCGCCACCACGGTACCGGCCTACCCGCCGTCGGCCGGCTGGACGCTGTACTACCGGCTCGTGCCGCGGTCGGCCGGCAACGCTGTCATCAACCTGCAGGCGGTGGTCGATGGCACCAGCTACCGCGTGCTGCAGACCGCCAGCCAGACAGCCCTGTGGGCGCCCGACACCTACACCTGGTCGAGCTGGGTCGACAAGGCCGGCGAGACCTACACCGTGGCCAGCGGCCAGATCACCGTAGTGGCCAACCCGCGCCTGGCGCAGCCGGGCTATGACGACCGCACCCAGGAAGAAATCGACCTCGAGGCCGTGCTCGCTGCCATCCGCGCCCGGATGACCGGCGGCGCGGTGGCCGAGTACGCCATCCGCGACCGTTCACTCAAGTACATGGCCATCACCGAACTGCATGCCGAGCGCAACCGCCTGGCCGTCATCGTCGCGCGGCAGCGCCGCGCCAAGGCCATCACGGCCGGGCTGGGCAAGGCCGGCCGCACTGGCGTGAGGTTCGCGTGATGGCGACCACCGGTACCGCCGTGGCCACCACGCCGCGCGAAGTCTGGGCTCAGGCCCTGGCCCGCGCCAGGCTGCCGGGCAGCGTCACGCTGCAGGGCTGGCGCGCGGAGCACGGCCCCGAGCACCTGCGCCTGCAGAAGGTCGCCCGCGGTTTGCAGGCGCCTGCACGGCCGGCCAAGCGCCTGTACGCCGGCGCGCAGTACGACCGCACCACCGCCGACTGGACGGCCCAAGGCACCAGCGCCGACACCGAAATCATCACCAGCCTGCGGCCGCTGCGCAACCGCAGCCGCCAGCTCTGCCGCGACAACGAGTACGCGAAGAACGCCAAGCGCACGGTGATGCTCAACGTCGTCGGCCAGGGCATCGGCCTGCAGGCGCAGGTGAAGAAGCGCCGCGGGGATGCCTTCGACACCAAGGTCAACGACCGCATCGAGGCCGAGTGGAAGCACTGGACCGACCCGCGCCGCTGCCACGCCGCCGGCCGGCTCAGCTGGGCCGGCATCCAGCAGGTGGTGATGAACTCTGTCTTCGAGTCGGGCGAGCTGCTGCTGCGCCTGGTGCCCAAGCGCTTCGGTGACAGCCGCGTGCCGCTGGGCCTGGAGCTGATCGAGTCGGATCAGATCGTCGACACCTGGAACGGCCGCAGCAGCGACACCGGCAACGAGATCCGCATGGGCGTCGAGGTCGACCAGTGGCAGCGGCCGGTCGCCTACTGGCTGTACCCGCGTCACCCGGGCGACTTCCTGGCCGGCGCGACGATGACCAGCCAGAACTACATCCGCGTGCCGGCCGAGGAGATCATCCACATCGCGCTGTTCGACCGGCCCTACCAGACGCGCGGCGTGCCCTGGATGCATGCCACCCTGGTCAAGCTGCGGCACATGGGCGGGTACGAAGAAGCCGAGATCGTGGCTGCGCGCGCCGGCGCCGCCATCATGGGCTTCCGGCAGCGGCCCGAGATCGACATCCCGGGCGAAGGCGGCGACGACGCCGACGACGTGATGAACGGCGAGCGCGTCACCGACATGACGCCCGGCATCATCCTGGACCTCGAGCCCGGCGAGACCTTCCAGGGCTTCGCGCCCAACCGCCCCAACGCGGCGCTCGACCCCTTCATGCGCTTCATGCTGCGCAGCGTGGCCGCGGGCGTGGGCGTCAGCTACGAAAGCCTGAGCCGCGACTACAGCCAAAGCAACTACAGCAGCAGCCGCCTGTCGCTGTTGACCGACCGCGACCTGTGGCGCGTGCTGCAGCAGTGGCTGATCGAAACCCTGTGCCAGCCGCTGTTCGAGCGCTGGCTCGAGATGGCGGTGCTCGCCGGCGTGCTCGACCTGCCGGCCTTCGAGACGCAGCCCGAGATCTACCAGGCCGTGCGCTGGTCGCCCCGCGGGTGGAAGTGGGTCGACCCCGTCAAGGAAGGCGCCGCGGCCAAGAGCGATGTGCGGTCCGGCTTCGAGACCCTGACCAACTACCACGCGGAGCAGGGTGGCGACTTCGAGGAGTACTGCCGCCAGCGCCGCGACGAGCTGGCCATGGCACGGCGTTACGGCCTGGTGCTGGACACCGACCCCGCGCAGGTCAACGACAAGGGCGCCGCGCAGGCCGCCGCCGCACCGGCCGAGCCCGGCGGTGCGGCCGACGATGACCAGACCCCCAGCGCACCCAGCGCTACCGACACCAACCCCGACTGACCGTCGCCGCCTTCATCAACCCAGGCCGCCCGTGGCAACACCGGCGGCCTTCTTCTTGGCCCTTCACCATGCAACACAGCGCCATCGAACACCGCCGCCTGCAGGACGGGGACGTACTGGGCCCGCAGAAGCGGGTGCTGTCCTTTCGCGCCGACTTTGCGCCCAACGTCGACACCGACGCCCGCACCGTCGAGCTGACCTTCAGCAGCGAATACCCGGTCGACCGCTGGTTCGGCAAGGAAGTGCTGTCGCACGCACCGGGCGCCGCCGACCTGGCCCGCCTCAACGACGGCGGCAGCCTGCTGTGGGGCCACAACCCCGACGACGTGCTGGGCGTGATCGAGCGCGCATGGATCGGCGACGACAAGCGCGGCCACGCCCTGGTGCGCTTCGGCAAGGACGAGCGCGGCACCTGGGCCATGAACCAGGTGCAGGACCGGATCATCCGCAACGTCAGCTTCATGTACCGCGCGTCGGACTACGTCTGCGAGACCGACGACCCCGACCGCTTCAGCCCCGACGACGTCTACACCGCCCAGCGGTGGGAGGCGTTCGAGATCTCCCTGCTCAGCATCCCGGCCGACCCCACCGTGGGCGTCGGCCGCAGCGCCGACCAGGCCACGCAGACGCGCGTGCACGTGGTAACACGGGCACGCACGCAGCCCTCGGCAGCCGCCGAACCATCGACCGAAGGAAAGACCATGAACCAAGCAACTGACACCACCCTCGAACAGCGTGGCGGCGCTGCAGCCGCGGCTGCCCCGGCCACGCCGCCGGCCGCACCCAACTGGGACGACCTGCGCCGCCAGGAGCGCGAGCGCCAGAACGGCATCCGCGCGCTGGGCGAGCGCTGGAAGAACCAGACCCTGGCCGACCTGCTGATCGAAGGCGGCGCCACCATTGAACAGGCCCGCGCGCAGTTCCTCGAAGCGCTGGACAAGAGCGCGGCGCGCACCACGCCGGTGGGCGGCGCCAGCGTCGACCTGACCGACAAGGAGCGCCGGTCCTTCAGCTACATGCGCGCCGTGCGCGCGCTCATCAGCCAGGACTGGAAGGCCGCCGGCTTCGAGCGCGAGGTGTCCAACGAGCTGGCCAAGCAGCTCGGCCGCGACGTGGGCGGCAGCAGCTTCTTCCTGCCCAACGACCTGCCCTTCGCACCCGACGAGCAGCACCTGCGCGCGTGGGAGATGCTGTCCACGCAGGGCAAGGTGCAAAAGCGCGCGCCCTACCTGGTGGGCTCCGCCGCGCAGGGTGGCAACCTGGTACAGACGCAGCTGCTGTACGACAGCTTCGTCGAGGTGCTGCGCAACCAGATGGTCACCGCCATCCTGGGCGCGCGCTACCTCACCGGCCTGGTGGGCAACGTCGACATTCCGCGCCAGATCTCGCAGACCGGCGTGTACTGGGTGGCGGAATCGGGCGCACCGACTGAGGCCGAAGCCACCTTCGACAAGGTCAGCCTGCGGCCCAAGACCGTGGGCGCGCTCAGCAAGATGTCGCGCCTGATGCTGCTGCAGGCCACGCCGGCCATCGAGATGCTGGCCCGTGCCGACCTGATGGCGGTCATCGCCCTGGGCCTGGACCTGGCCGCGCTGTCGGGCAGCGGCGCCAGCAACCAGCCCACCGGCATCGTCAACCAGGCCGGCGTCATCTCGGTGGTCGGCGGCACCAACGGTGCCAACCTGACCTTCGACCACCTGATCTCGCTGAAGTACGCCACCAAGTTCGCCAACGCGCCGCAGGCCGCTGCCGCCTACGCGATGAACAGCAAGGCCATAGGCTACCTGTCGACGCTGAAGGCCAGCACCGGGCAGTACCTGTGGGACCCGCAGGGCGGCCTGGTGGCGGGCAGCCCCGACCGCGTCAAGGGCTCGCCCTACGCCGAGTCGCAGCAGCTGCGCAGCACGCTCACCAAGGGCACCAGCAACGGCATCTGCTCCGAGCTGATCTACGGCAACTGGCAGGAGCTGTTCATCGCCATGTGGGGCGTCACCGAGATCGCGCTCAACCCGTACGACAGCACCGGCTTCACCACCGGTGACGTCTTACTGCGCGCCTTCCAGACCTGCGACATCGGCGTGCGCCACGGCGCGTCGTTCTCGGTGATGTCCGACGCGCTGACGCCGGGCTTCTGACGCCACCTTGCCCGGCTGGTTACAGCAGCCGGCCGGGCCGCACCGCACCCATCCACTGGAGATCCACACCATGAAGTTCATCGTCCGCGCCGGCTTCGTCATCCACGACACGAAGACGGTCGAGATCAACGGTCAGAAGACCGAGCAGACCAACAGCTACTACGAAGGCGGCACCGTCGACTTCGACGAAGCCACGGCCCTGGCTCACCTGCACAAGCTCGAGCCCGTCGACAAGGCCGCCACCGCCTTCTGCGCGGCGCGCGCGGCCATCGTCACGCAGCCCGCCGCGCCGCAAGACCCGGCCGCCTTTAGCGCCGCCGTGGCGCAGGCCGTGTCCGCCACGTTGGCCGCGCTGGGCATCAAGGTGCCCGAGGCCGCCGCGCCGCAGGACTGACGGCAGCACCGCAGGCCGCTTGCCATGCCCTTCACCGAGAACCTGTTGCCCTTCCTGCAGCTGGGCGAGTTCGCCACTGCGGCCACGTACAACGGGGTCTCGGTCGTCGGCATCTTCGACAATCCCGACGCGCAGTACGACCTGGGCCGCGTGGGCTTCGAGGCGCCCAGCTACCGCTACGTGATGCGCGCCGTCGACCTGCCGGGCAACGCGCAAAGCGGTGACCTGCTCGTCGTGGCCGGCGTCACGTACAACGTGCAGGCTTTTCAGCGCGACGGCACCGGCCTGGTCGAGCTGATCCTGCGGGCCTGAGGAGCGAGAGCATGGCCAACCACGCACGCAACCAGCTGCGCGACCTGGTCGTCGCGCGGCTCGCCGGGCTGCCCACCAGCGGCGCGCGCGTGTACCGCAGCCGCGTGTTCCAGATGACCGACAACACGGTCCCCGGCTTGATCGTGTACAGCCTGGCCGAAAGCGTCGAGCACAAGAGCATCGGCACCCCGCGCCTGCAGCGCCGCACGCTCACCTTCCTGGTGGAGTGCTACGCCAAGCTGACCAACGGCGTGGAAGACGTGCTCGACACCATGTGCAAGGAGGTCGAGGCCGCGCTGGCTGCCGACCCATCGCTGGGCAACAAGGTGCGCGACCTGCACCTGGCCGACACCGCCGTCCAGCTCGACGACGCAGACCGCGCCATCGGCGTGGCCCAGCTCACCTGGACCTGCATCTACAACTTGCGCGAAGGCGCACCCGACCAACTTCTCACCTGATCAGGAGCACGCCATGCCCTTGGCCGTCAGCAACCGCGCCGCACTGCGCTACCTTCAAGAAACCAACTTCGGGGTCATCGCCGCAAGCGGCCCCAACACCGCCATCCGCTTTACCGGCGAGGGCATCAATTTCGGCATCAACAAGGACCGCAGCAAGGAAATCCGCAGCGACCGCTCGGTGGCCGACCTGTTCAGCGTCGCCGCCGACGTCAACGGCCCGGCGCGCTTCGAACTGAGCTACCGCGAATACGATGCCTGGCTCGAGGCCGTGTTCCAGGGCACCTGGGGCGTGTACGGCACCGCCGGCATCGGCACCGCCTTCTCGGGCACCTTCACGTCGACCACCATCACCGCCGGCGCGGCGCCCACCGGCAGCAGCGCCTTCACCACGCTGGCCAAGGGCCAGTGGTTCCGCCTGAACGCGCCGGCGCAGCCGGACGATGGCAAGTGGTTCATGGTCAGCCGCAGCGTGGCGCCCACCAGCACCGTGCTGACGGTGGACACGCTCACGCCGCTGGCCGGCACCGGCAGCGGCATCGCCGGCTGCACGCTGGCCACCAGCCGGCTGACCAACGGCACCACGCAGCGCAGCTTCACCATCGAGCGGCAGCTGCTCGACGTCGGCCAGTACTTCGCGTACCGCGGCTGCGTGTTCAACAAGCTCAGCCTGTCGTTCAAGGCCGGCGCCGCGGTGGGCGGCAGCTTCGACGTCATGGGCAAGGACGCGCTGCGCAACACGGCCACCAACCTGCCGGGCGGCACCACCGCCAGCCAGACTTATGACGTGATGAACAGCGTCAACAACGTCGGCAACATCTACGAAGGCGGCGCCGCGCTGGCCAACACCTTCGTGCAGAGCCTGGACCTGATGATCGACAACAACCTGCGCGGCCAGAAGGCCATCGGCACGCTGGGCAACGCCGGCATCGCCAGCGGCACGCAGGTGGTCACCGGCAAGGTGCAGATCTACCTGGCCGACGGCACGCTGTACGACAAGTTCATCAACAACACCGCCAGCAGCCTGACCGTGCGCGTGGCCGACGGCTCGGGCAACGGCTACGCCGTCACGCTGCCGAAGACGCGCTACACCAACGTGAGCATCGCCGCCGGCAGCATCGACACCGACGTGATGCTCAGCGCCGACGTGCAAGCCGTGGTCGACCCGACGACCAGCCAGGTCATCTTCCTGGACCGCTTCGGCGCTTGAGCCCGGCCGCGCTCACTCTTCGCCTCCCCCACCCGCCCACTCACCACCCGCTCACACCCATGGACCTCAGCAAGACCTTCGCCACCAACGCCGACGCCGAGAACAACGGCGTCTGGTACGACCTCGATGCCACCAGCCGCGTGCGCGTGGCCCGCGACGGCAACCCGCGCCACCAGCGCGTGCTGCGCGAGATCACCGCGCCCTACCGGGTGCAGATCGCGCGCAACACCATCGACCCCGATGTCGTCGCCCGGCTCAACATCGAGGCCATGGCGCGCGCCGTGCTGCTGGACTGGGCGGGCATCGAGGACGAGGGCCAGCCGGTGCCCTACAGCCAGGACGCCGCCAAGGCGCTGTTGACCAAGTACCCCGAGTTCCGCAAGACCATCAAGTCGCTGAGCGAGGACATGGCCCTGTTCGCCGCCGCGCACGAAGAGGCCGCCGCGGGAAACTGACCGACTACCTCGCGTGGCAGCTCGAATGGGGCCCGCGCGAGGGCTTTCTGGCGCAGCTGCCCGTGCAGGCGCCTGCACTGCAGCGCTGCCCCGAACTGTGGGCCGAAAACGAGGCCCCGTTCACCGCCTTCTGCCGGCTGTCCAAGTCCCGCCAACCGGGCCTGGCGCCGGGCCCCATCCCCGTCAGTGAAGTGCTGGCGTACTGCCAGCTGATCGGCCTTGACGACGCCGAGGAGGCCCTGCGCCTGCTCGATCTCGTGCAGGCCTGCGACAGCGTGTTTCTCGCGCACGTGCGCAAGCAAGACCCCGCAACCAAGAAGCCCGCACCATGAACGCATCCGACGTCCGCTTCGACATCAGCGCGCAGGACAACGCCTCGGGCGTGTTCTCGCGCCTGGGCGACGTCATCAAGAGTACGGGCGGCCCCGTCGACGAGCTCAAGGCCAAGCTTGACCGCGGCTCCGATGGTGTGGAGGCCATGCGCTCGCGCCTCGAGGGGCTGGGCGGCCTGGCGCCGGCCATCGGCGGGCTGGCTGCAGCGATCGGCCTGTTCAGCTTCGCCGGCATGATCAAGGGCGCGATCGACGGCGTGGCCGCGCTCGAGCAGCTGCACGAGAAGACCGGGGCCAGCGTCGAGGCCTTGTCGGGGCTGGTGGCGGTGGGCAAGCAGTCGGGCACCAGTGCCGACGCCATTGCCGACGGCATGAACAAGCTGGCCAAGTCCACCGCGATGGTGGGCGATGACGGCAAGCGTGCCGCCCAGGCGCTGCGTGCGCTGGGGATCGACTTCGATTCGTTCCAGGCCATGACGCCGGACGAGAAAATGGTGGCCGTGGCCAAGGCCATGGACAACTTCGGCGACGGCAGCGGCAAGAGCGCCGCGGCCATGGCACTGCTGGGCAAGAGCGGCGCCGAGTTGCTGCCCTTCATGCACGACCTGGCCGAGACCGGCCAGCTGCAGACCAAGGTCACCACCGAGCAGGCCGCCGAGGCCAAGGAGTTCGAGCGCTCCCTTCGCTCGTTGCAGGCCGGCGGCGAGGCTTGGAAGAAGGAGCTGGCGATGGGCATGCTGCCCGCGCTGGCTGACATCGGCAAGGCCACGGCGGAGCTGTTCAACGGCACAGGCGGCCTGCGCGAACAGATCAAGAAGCTGGCCGCCGACGGCACCCTGGCCGACTGGGCGCGCGGCGCCTTCACGGCGTTCACCTACCTGATCGACGTGGGCCAGGGCCTGTTCAGCCTGTTGCCGATGCTGGGCAAGGTGATCGCCGGCGTGGCGGCCGGCACGAGCGAGCTGTTTGGCGGCATCTTCGAGGCCGTGAACCGCCTGAAGAGCGGCGACGTCAGCGGCGCCTGGGACGCGTTGAAGTCCGGCTTCGCGGGCGTCAAGACCGTGGCCACGCAGACCGGCAACGACATTGCCGACATCTGGGGCCAGAAGCTGCTCGGCCAGCAGCTGCGCGATCGCGTCGACGACCTGAAGAACGTGACCCGCGCGCACCAGGATCTCAAGCCACAGGTCGACCTGGCGGCGGCCGCGGTCGACAAGCACAAGGACTCGATGGACAAGGCCCGCAACGCGGGCATCGAGCTGATCGCCGCGCTCGAGAAGAAGAACGCCGAGGTGCAGCGCGAGATCGACCTCGGCCGCAAGCTCAGCGATTCGGACAAGGCGCTGATCGACCTGCAGGAGAAGCTGCGCACCGGCAAGGTCAGCATGACCGATGCCGAGGTGGCGCACGCCAAGCAGGTGATCGCCGACACCGCCGCACTGCAGGCCAACGCCCAGTGGCTTGAGGAAACGGGCAAGGCCAACGACAAGGCCTACGACGCGCTGGCCAAGCACGTGCAGGCCATCGAAGACCAGGTGCGCAAGCAGAACGACGCCACGCGGGCCATGGGTCTCACGGGCCAGGCCCTGGTCGACCACAGCAACGCGCTGCTGGAAGACCGCCGCCAGATCGCCCTGCGCAATGCCGCCCAGCAGGACGACATCAACCTCAACATGGCGCAGAAGTACCGCGACGAGGCCGAGGCGCTGGGCAAGCTGCAGCAGGCCAACCAGACGGCGTTCGACAAGAAGGCCGCGCTCGAGGCGCAGACCGCCTGGGCCGGCATCTTCGGCAACCTGAGCAACGGCCTGTACGAAGCGCTGTCGCACGGCTTCAACTCCGCGTGGGACTTCGTCAAGAAGACCGCCGCCGAAACGGTGCTCAAGCTCACCGTGATGCCCTTGATCCAGCAGGGCGTTGGCATCGTCGGTGCGCTGGTCGGCAATGCGCTGGGCATCCCGTCGATGACGGCCGGCGCCAGCTTGCTGGGCACGGCGAACAACGTGTCCAGCGCCTACAGCATGTACGGCGCCCTCACGGGCTACAGCGGCGGCGTCAACACGCTGGCCGGGCTGTTCGGTGCCGGCAGCACGGCCGGCGCCAGCGGCGCGTCGCTGGCCTACGCCAACGCGGTGAGCGCCACCGGGGGCGACGGCCTGGGCGCGCTGATCGCGGCCAACGGCTCCTGGGGTGGCGTGGCGGCCGGGGCCACCGGCGCCGAGCTGGGCGGCGCGGCCATCGGTGCCGAGGCCGCCGGCGGTGCGGCCGCCACCGAAGGTGCGCTGGCCTCCGCAGGCCCGTACGGCTGGATCGCGGCTGCCGTGGTGGCCGTGATCGCCATGCTGTACAAGGACGGCGGCGGCACGCCGCACGTCGGCGGCTACGCGCTGGCCGGCTCCGACGGCTCGCTGCAGGACATCACCAAGCAGCAGGGCGGCATCCAGAACGACACGCTGCAGGAGGCCGTGGGCGGCTTCGCCAAGGGCGTGGTCGGGCTGTTCAACGACACCGCCAAGCTGTTCGGCAAGGACAGCCCGATCGCCGCCGTGCGCTCGGTGTTCGAGAGCGACAACAACGACCCGAGCTGGGGCCTGTTCCACCTGCTCGACAAGTCGGGCAACAAGGTCGGCGGCTTCGATGCGCTGGGCACGCTCGACTCCGACCCCGCCAAGGGCTTCGCGCAGTACAGCGACCAGGCCGCCGGCGCGATCCGCGACGTGCTGGTGAAGATGGACCTGCCGAAGTGGGTGCAGGACACGCTGAGCAAGCTTGGCGACGCGCCCACGTTCAAGGACTTGTCGACCTCGCTGGGCGCCATCGAGCAGGCGCAGAAGGCGCTGATCGACATGGGCGCCTCGTTCGAGCCCCTGGGCGGCGTGTTCGCCAAGATTAGCGGCCTGAGCAGCGACGCGAAGTTCCAGCTCGTCGAGTTCGCCGGCGGCCTGGACGCGTTGAAGGCCAAGACCGCCAGCTACGTCAAGAACTACTACAGCAAAGACGAGCAGATGGCGCTCACGGCGCAAGACGTCATCCACCAGCTGGCGGCGGTGGGCATCACCGACGTGGGCGGCGCCACCGGCCGCGGCGACCTGCGCACGCTGATGGAAAGCCTGGACCCGAGCACCGAGCAGGGCCGCAAGCAGATGGTGGCGCTGCTCAACGTGCAGGACGAGTACGCCGGCGTCGGCGACTACCTCACCAAGAGCGGCCTCACGCTGGGTGAGCTGGCCGGCAAAGGCCCGGCCAACAGCGCAGGCCTGGCGGCGCTGGCCTCGGCCACCGACACCGCCAAGGCCACGCAGGAGACGGCCGCCGCCACCGCAGCCACGGCCACGTCCACCGCGGCCACCGCCAGCTCGGTGGCCGACGTGGCCAAGACCACCGCCGATGCCGCTGCCATGCAGACGTCTGCAAACGAGCTGATGGTCGGCCTGCTGCAGAGCATCGACGCGCGCCTGAACAAGATCGAGGCCGACATCGGTCTGGTGGCGTCGCAATGATCTACGTGGCCGAGATCACCGCCGCCATCGACGCGGCGGGGAACACTCAGGTGTTCCTCTTCAGCACGCTGGGCTTTGCCACGGCGCCCACCGACACGCCGCCCAACACCGTGGCACGCGAACGGCTGCTGCAGCCCGGCAACTACCAGCGCGACATGGGCGCCAACCGCACCCTGTTCGGCCAGGCGCGCGCGGCCTTCGGCGAGCTGCAGCTGGCCAACGCCGACGGCGCGCTCGACGCCTTCGCCCGCTACGGCCTGGCCTGGCGCCAGGTGCGGCTGCTGGCCTGCGACGCCACCTACGCCGCGCTGCCGGCCTACCCGAGCGGTTGGACGGTGGTGCTGGTGGCCACGGTGGACACCGTGACCCAGGGCTACGAAGTGCTGACCCTGCGGCTGCGCGACAAGCTCGACCTGCTGGACAAGCCGGCCTGCGCGCGCTTTGCCGGCACCGGCGGCATCGAGGGGCCGGCGCAGTTGGCCGGCCATGCCAAGCCACGGCTCTACGGCTCGGCCTGCAACGTCGCCCCCGAGGTGATCGACTCCACCAACAGCGTGTACATGCTCAGCGACAAGCCGGCCACGCAGCCGCGCTGGGTGTTCGACAAGCGCAGCGTGCTCACGCCGGTCAGCAACAACTACAACGACGCGGCCGACTTTGCTACCCTGCAGGCGCTGACGGTCGCCAGCGGCTCCTACGCGCGCTGCTCTGACGCTGGCCTGTTCAAGCTCGGCACCGCGGCGCAGGGGCGGGTTACGGTCGATGGCATCCGGCACGACCTGGCCTACAGCACCACCTTCGGCCGCAGCCGGCTCGGCGAAGTGCTGTACGACGTGGCCATCGACGCGGGCCTGGCGCCGGCGGAGATCGACCCCGCGCTGCAGACCCTGGCCGTGCCGGGCAACAGCCACGGCTACTTCATCAAGGACCTGACGACCACCTACGCGCAGGTGCTGGGCGCGCTGGCGGCCAGCGGCGGGGCCTGGGTGGGCAGCAACCGCTTGGGCGTGTTGACGGCCGGCATCGTGGCTGCGCCCAGCGGCACGCCGGTGTGGACCTTCACGCGCGACAACGCCATCGGCCTGCAGCTGATCCAGGGGCCCTACCCGGTGCCCATCGCCAGCGCCACGGTGCGCGGCGGCCGCAACTGGACGACCATGGTGCCGGCCGAGATCGACACCGGCTTGTCCTCGCAGGGCGACCGCGAGGCCCTGGGGCGCGGCTGGTGCTACACCGAGCAGGCCGTGGGGACGGCCATCACCAAGCACCTGGCCGCGCAGCCCGAAGTCTTCGACACCTGCAGCGGCCCGGCCGGCGCCGTCGTCGCCACGGTGCTGCCGGGCAACGGCGTGGGTTTCAGCGCCGCCACCGCGCTGGCCCTGTTCGGCGTAGAGCGCGACACCGCGCAGCTGCGAGCCGGCCTGTCGCTGGCGCTGCTGACCACCGTCGACCTGGGCAGCGTGGTGCAGGTGGTGTGGTCGCGGTTCGGGTACGCCGCCGGCAAGCTGATGCTTGTCACCGGGATCCGGTACGACTTCGCGCGCGGCGAGTGCACGTTCACCTTGTGGGGCTGACCTGTGAGCAACCTGGCCATCGGATTCCGCAACCGCGCAATCCCCGGCGTGACCTTGGCCGGGCCTGCCTGGTCGACGGCGCTGCCGATCTCCAACCTGCTGACCAGCGAGCGGGCCATGGTGGCGCGCAGCGTCGACGCCACCACCGGCAACACGCGCTTCGACGTCGACTTCGGCACCGCGCGGGCCTTTCGCGCCTTCGCGCTGTGCAACCACAACCTCAGCCAGGCCGCCACCTGGACGATCAGCCTGGGCACCACGCTGGGCGCCTCCGACGTCTACGCCGGTGCCAGCCAGGCCGCGTGGTACCTGCCCTTCACCGGGCCCGAGGAGTGGGAAGACGCCAACTGGTGGGGCATCGCGCAGGACGCGTACACCGGGCACCCGTTCTCGGCCTTCCAGGTTCTGACGGGCACGCTGAACGCGCGCTTCCTGCGCGTGGCGATCAACGACACCGCCAACCCGGCAGGCTATGTGCAGATCGGCCGCCTGTGGGCCGGCGAGGTGTGGCAGCCCGGCGTCAACGCCACGTACGGTGCGCAGCCGGGCTATGAAGACGACAGCGTGGTCAACAAGCTCAAGGCGGGCGGCTTCTTCGCCGACGAGCAGCGCCGCCGCCGGACCATGCGCTTCACCTTCGACGCGCTCACGGCCAACGAGGCCGCCTGGGCGCATGAGATCCAGCGCCGCGCCGGCACCGTGCAGGAGCTGCTGTACCTGCCCGACCCGGCCGACTACCAGGCCTGCCAGCGCTACGGCTTCGTGGGGCGCATGCGCGCCCTGCAGCCCCTGGCGCTGAGCAACTACAGCGTCACCACCGCTGCGTTCGAACTCGTCGAGTGGCTCTGACATGACCCAAACCACGATCAACGGCAACACCTACAGCGACGACGGCACCGCGTCCAAGGACATGCGCAACGGCGGCCACAAGCTGTGGCTGCTGCCCATGGTGGCCGACGTGGCCGCGGTGGGCGCCGCGGCCGCCACCAGCGCCAGCGCGGCGGCCGCCGCCGCAGCCAGCGCGGCCAGCAGCGCGGCCAGCCTGGTGGGCACGAGCTCAAGCAGCGTGGCCATCGGCACCGGCAGCAAGAGCTTCACCGCGTCGACAGGGCGGCAATGGGGCGTGGGCCAGTACCTGATCGTCGTCGACCACGCGAACAGCGCGAACACGATGACAGGCCAGATCACGGCCTACAACTCGGGCACCGGCGCGCTGACGATCAACGTCACCGCGGTGACCGGCACCGGCACGATCAGCCTGTGGGACATCTATGTCTCCGGCGTGGTGGGTGCCACCGGCCCCGGCGGCCCCACCGGCGCCAGTGGCAACAGCCGGCCGCGCCTGAACCTGAGCAGCAACACCACGCTGGCCGCCGGCGACAACGGCAAGTTGGTGGTCTGCACGGGCACGTTCACCCTGACGCTGCCGGCGCCGGGCACGGCGGGGGCCAACTGGGAGACGCGGATCTGGAACGCCGGCACCGGCGTGATCACGCTGCAGCACACCAGCGGCCAGGTCGACGGGCTGAACAGCTACGCGCTGTACCCGGGCGCGGTGCGCGATGCCAACTGCGACGGCACGACGTTCAACACCGTGCCGCTGGTCGGCGGGGTCATCACGTTCACGGCCTCGGGCACCTGGATTCAGCCGCCAAGGGTGAAAGCCCTGGTGCGCTGCACCGGCGCCGGCGCGTCGGGCGGCGCGGGCGCCAGGCAGGCGTCTGGCGTGGCGAGCGACGGCGGCCCAGGGGGTGGCGGCGGCGAGCAGGTCGAGCGGCTGCTGACGGGCATTGCGGCCGGCACCAGCGTTACCGTCACCATCCCGGCCCAGGTCAACGGCGCGGCCAGCGCCACGGTGGACGGCACGGCCGCGGCAGCCGGCACCAACGGGGGCAACTGCACCTTCGGCAGCTATCTGACGGCCTACGGCGGCAAGGCCAGCTCAAGCACAGGCGACATCCTGACCTCGACAGCGGTCAACACAGACCCTGGCGGCGTGCCGACGGACGCCGGTTCCGGCTCCCAGATCTGGCTGTCCGGCCGCCTGTTCCAGGCCCGCATCGGCGCGCCGGCGTGCGGCGGTGATGGTGCTGGCGGCGGCGGCGGCAACGGCAAGAACGGCACCAGCATGCGCGCCGGCTTGCGCAGCCAGCGCGGTGGCGGTGGCGGCGGTGGCGGCGGCTCGATCGACACCAGTAACGTCGGCCAGCCGGGCGGTGCCGGGGGCGCTACGGGCCTGGCTGCCGGCCCGATCACCACGCTGACGGGCTTTGGCGGCGCCGGCGGCTCGGTCGGGTCTGCCGGCTCGGTGGGTACGGCGCGCACCGACAGCTCGGCCGGCGACGGCGGCGGTGGCGGCGGCGCGGGCGTTGCGGCCGCCGCAGGCGCCGGCGCCGACGGCAACGCACCGGGCGGTGGCGGCGGTGGCGGCGGTGGCAGCCGCAACGGCTTCGCATCCGGCGCCGGTGGCAAGGGCGCCCGCGGCGAGTGCACCGTGGTGGAGCTGGTGTGATGGCCCGCTACGCCGTGATCCAGGCCGGCCTGGTGGCCAACGTGATCGAGGCCGACCAGGCTTGGGTCGACGCGCACGCGCCGGGTGCCGTGCTGCTTGACGAGGCTTCGCCGGCGGGCCCTGGCTGGCGGTACAGCAACGGCACCTTCGCCGCGCCGCTGCCGCCGGCGCCCACCGTGCCTGCCGAGGTGACGCGCCGCCAGGCCATCCGCGCGCTGCTCGACGCGGGCATCACCGAGGCGATGGTGCTGGCCGCCATCAACGCCCTGCCCGAGCCGCAGCGCAGCCACGCGCTGATCGACTGGCAGGAGAGCAATTCGTTCGAACGGCGCTGGCCCATGCTGAACGGCCTGGCCAGCGCGCTCAACCTGTCGCAGGCCCAGCTCGACCTGCTTTTCATCGCAGCCGCTCGGCTGTAGGAGAGCGAACCATGGAACACATCCTCAGCGCCGACAGCGTGATCCGCATCGTCGCGCGTGAAATGACCTCGGCCGACATCGTGCCGGCCGCCTACGCCGCTGCCGGATGGCACCCTGAACTGCCGGAAGGTACCTACGGCACCGGCCCCGCGCAGGCGTGGGCCGGTGTGCTCAGCACCGCCATCCACTTCGGCGGGCTGGCGTTGGCCGTGCACGTCAACGGCGGCGGCATGGCAGGCATGTACCTGGCCACGCCCGACCCGCAGGACAAGTCGCGCCTGCTCGAGCAGCTGTGCGCGCCCTGGGGCGACGAGAAGCCCGCGCTGCTGGACCTGGCGCGAACCCTGGCCGCTGCTGCGGGCAAGCGCCTGGAGCGCAAGACCGTCACCGTCAGCTTCCAGTCGGTGTGACGCCATGCGCCTGCTGTTCAGCCGCGCCCACTCGCTGTCGTCGCTGCTGATCCGGTTCGTGACCTGGGGCCGCTGGTCGCACGTGTCGATCATCGAGGACGGCGCCAACGTGATCGACTCGACCTTTCTGCACGGCGGCGTGCGCCGGCGGCCGCTGCTCGACGTCGTGGCGGCGTCCAGCCACTTCGAGGTCGTCGACCTGGCGCTGCCCGACGAGGCTGCGGCCATCGCCTGGGCCCGCAGCCAGATCGGCAAGCCGTACGACTGGAGCGCGGTGCTCGGCATCCTGTTCCGCGTGGGCAGCTGGTCGGACCCGTCGCGCTGGTTCTGCAGCGAGTTCGCCGAGAGCGCGGTGCTGGCCGGCGGGCTCAAGCGCTTTCGCGAGGACGCCTCGCGCATCACGCCCGAACACTCCTGGATGGTGGTCTGATGACGAAGCAACAAGACGAAGCCTGGCACCAGGACCGGCGCATCCAGATCGGCCACATCGTGTCGACCCTCGGGCTGATGCTGACCATGGTCGCCACCATCGTCCAGCTCACCGCATTCATCGGCCGCATCGATGCCCGCGTGCAGGTGCTCGAGCGCGAGGCCACGCTGCAGCACGATCGCGACGAGCGCCAGGACAAGGTTGCCGCCGATGCGCTGGCCACGTTGCGCGCGCAGCTGGAGCGCATCGACGCGAAGCTCGACCGCCTGGTCGAGCACCGAGGAAAGTGAGGGCCGCCATGGCTGACATCGTCGCGGCCAAGGCCGCCATCCACACCCACCTGCGCAGCGAGGAAGGCGAGAAGTTCTACCCGTACCTGTGCAGCGCCGGCAAGCCCACCATCGGCGTCGGCTGCACGACGTACGAGGACGGCCGCAAGGTGACTCTGGCCGACCCGCCGATCGACGCCAGGCGCTCGGCCGCGCTGCTCACCTTCCACATCGACAAGGGCATCGAGCGCGTGATGGTGGCGTGCAAGGGCATGGCGTCGACCAACCAGCTGATCGCCCTGGTGATCTGCGGCTTCAACATCGGCTGGGAAGCGCTCGAAGGCTCGACCATGATCAAGCGCCACGTCGCCGGCGACTACATCGGCGCCGCGCGAGCCTTCCAGCTGTGGGACAAGTACCACCCGTACAAGGGCGCGCCGCTGCAGGTGCATCCGGTGCTGCACGCGCGACGCCTGCGCGAGGCAGCGATCTACGCCACGCCCGACGGCCACGCCGACGAGCCGGCGCCAGTGCCGCAGGCCGTGGCACCGCAGCCACCGCTGGCGAGCAGCCCAACGGTGCAGGTGAGCACGCTGGGCGTAGCCACCGCAGCCATCAAGGCGGTGAGCGACCAGGTCGACGCGATCAAGGGCCCGCTGACCACCGTGCGCGACGCGGCGCACGACTGGTTCGATGTGCCGCCCGACTGGGTGCCGTGGGTGCTGCTGGCGGGGATCTGCTGCACGGTGCTGTGGCGGCGGTGGAAGCAGCGGCAGGAAGGTAGAGCGTGATGGCTGCAGACAAGCTCGAGGTCACCGTGCGGTTCGCCTGGTGGCTGCGGCCTTACCTGTGGGGGCTGCTGTTCTTCTGTCAGCTCCACCGCTGCGATCCCGACTGGGTCAAGTTGCATCGGGTGGTCATGCGAGCGCTGCGCATCGACGTCGGGAGGGCCGACGCGTGATCTACCTTGCCGTGCTGAAGCGTGTGGCCGGCCTGCTGCCCTGGTACGCCTGGGCCATGGTCGGCCTGCTGGCCTGGGGCTTGTGGGGCAACCATCAGCGCAAGGTCGAGGCCGAAAAGCTGCACCGCGCCACCGAAGCCGCGGCGATCGCGCGTGCCGCGGACCTGGCCACCGCGTTGGCCGAATCCAACCGCATCGCCGCAAGGCAAGGGGAGATCGCAAGTGCCGCCATTGCGCAAGCTGAACAACAGGCCAGCGCTGCTGCTGCTGCCCGCTCTCTGGCTGACCGGGTGCAGCGTGCTGCCCTCGCTCGCGCCGCCGCCCCAGCGGCTTCAGGCGCCTCCGCTGCCGACCGTGGCGCGGCAGCCGAAGCCGCCCTCGGTCTGTGTGCCCAGCTGCTCGGAAGGGCTGCGGATCGAGCTGCAGTCCTGGCCGATCTGGCAGACCAAGCCCGAACCGCCGGCCAAGCCTGCGAAGCCAGCTATGACGCTCTGACGGGGCGGTGATGGAAGCCAGCCGCTGGGCCGTGGTCTGGTGGGTAGAGGGCCACCGGCGCGAGGCGCACTTCGACGACCATGCCCTGGCGATCGCCTACGCGGCCGCGCATCACGGCCAGGTCGTGCCGCTGGCGGCGCTGGTGCCGTGGCCGGCGAGGCCGGGCGTGGGGAACTTTTCGCCCAACTGACCGCATTTCGGGCGCTGGATGCCCGATGCGCGCCTGGCGCTCACCTATGACGCGCTCCGCGCGCAGGTGGCAGCGAGCGGTTGCTGGGCTGTTCTCCACGAAGACAAAGCGGGGTCGAACCTCGCCAATGATGCGCGCCATGTCGCGCCAGAGGCCGGACCGGTCACCGTCGATGCCGGCGCCGGACCCGGCCACGCTGATGTCCTGGCACGGGAAGCCTCCAGACACCACGTCAACACGGCCTCGCCATAGACGTCCGTCAAAGGTACGAACGTCATCCCAAATCGGGAAAGGCGGGAGCAGGCCGTCGTTCTGCCGGGCCACGAGAACCCCGCAGGCGTATGGGTCGATATCGACGGCGCAGACGGTGCGC